GTCTCTACCAATAACTAAACTTGTATTTGTTAAAGATGAAATAGCTGTTTGAGAAGAACCTAATACAAAATCTAAAGTATTATCACCATCTTCATATGTTACTGAAATACCTGTTTCTGTATTAGAACCTACCATAGCTCCAACAGTATCAGAAATTGTTTCTGCTAAAGTTGTACCATCTATAGTAATTGCATCTGCTTCTAATGTACCATCAATATCTACATCACCAGATATATCTAATTCTGTTGCAACAATTTTATTATTAAATGTTGCAGCACCTGCTTCACTCATATCAAGAGTTAAAGCTGTTATATCAGAACTTGAATCAGTTCCTTTAAATATAATGTCAGCATCACCTGCTTGAGCATCTATTGTAATATTACCAGAAGATGTAGCTATAGTTACAGCCGCATCACCAGTTCCAATATCATCTGCTGCTATACTTGCACTTGTATAAGTATTAAGTGCCGTAACAGCAACTTGTTTCATTGTGCCGCCATCATTTAATATAATTCTGTCAGCATCAGCAATAGTTACTGAAGAAGCACTATTATCACCATCTAATATATTTATTTCTGCTGCAGTTGAAGTAATTGCTGTTCCATTTATTGATAAAGCATCTGTTTCTAATGTACCATCAATATCTGCATCACCCGATATATCTAAAGTAGCCGCATCTAATTCACCAGATAAAGTAATATTAGTAGCACCTGTAATCGCACCATCAAGTGCAACAGCACCATTTATATCTATAGTTGTAGCCGCTATTTGTATTTCTGTATCAGCAACTAAATCTAATTGTCCATCAGCAGATGAATTAATATATATTGCCGTATCTCTAAATTGTAATTTTTCTGTTGTACTAAGTAATAAATCATCAGAAAATTGAAAATAATCTTCATCTTCCATCCATGTTAATACACCATCATTTGATTCTCCATCAAATGTAACTGCTATATCTGTACCAGATGTTGCATCACCAATAGTTATTGCTGTCCCTAATAACTTGGTAATTGCCCCACCTTCTGCTGAAGTACCATCGTGAGTATGTCCAGAGCTTGCAACAAATGCCGCTAATAACTGATTAAATTCATTATTTATATCAGATGCTTCAATGACGTTTCCATCAACGATATTACTAGAGCTTTGTCTTGTATATGTTGCTCCCATTTATCTTCTTCCTCCCGGTGTAAATTCTAATTCAAATCCTCTTAGTGCAAACGGATTGTTAGAACTTGTGTCTGTTATTTTTAAAGCTACTGCAAAACCAGAGCCTTCTATTCCTTGTCTTGTTATTGGTAAATCTCCTTGTCCAAAAACGGCTGTTCCATATTTTCCACTTCCAAATATAGCACCAGTTCCTGATGTTTCTAAAGTAAATGCATTTGGTTGTGGAGTGTCACTATCATCATAATTATATCGTACAAACATACTAGCACTTACTTCACCTTCCGGTTTCCAGTTAACATTAACTCTTTGCATATTTTTTCTAACTCCGGGGTCTCCCATTGTCATATCTGGAGAACGAAAAGTTGCATCCATATTTGATGTTATACTTGCTCTTGTCCAAACATTACCATCGTCTTGTTTATATATGTAACCATCATAGCCACCCGATACAGTTGTTTCTACATTACTAATTAAATCTGAATCACAACTAGAAACTTTTAAACCTTTTATATCTGCATATTCAAAACCCATTTGTTGTGTATTAGGATTTTGTTTTATAACGGCTATTAAACCTTTTGAGCTTGCTTCACCGCCATTTGTTTGTGGATAAAACAAACGATATTGGGATTTATCTCTAATAACTAAAGATGTTACATTATCATAACCGATATCATTTATTCTATCTTGTACTTGTTTTGATACAGTACCTAATTCTACGTCACCAATTCTTGCTGTACCTGCAATAGTACGAATACCATCAGCCGCTAAAAATATAATATCACCACCTATCTCTTGTATTGAATGATGTGATAGTGTACCTATACCCTTTGCTACCTCGGCTTTTGCAAAGTTACTTGAACTTGTACCTGCTATTTTATATATACTACTTTCACAAAATACAAAAAGTTCATCACGAAATACTTTTAACCCAGTAATAACATCACCCATAATAATAGAGCCTGCTCCTGTATCAAAATCATCTTCTGTATAAGGGCCAGAAAATATTAAGGTTGATGTTGCATTAGACATTCCACCATAAAACATATGATTTGCAAATGACTTTACAAATTTAGGATTAGTTGGTGCAGTACCACCACCTGTTGCATTTATAATATCTTCTGAATAACTTGTGTTTAAAGTAAATGCTGCTGCTTCTCCTGTAGCAATAATTATTTTATCGTTACCATCAAAATTATATTTATCAAAATCATAAGTATTTGTAGTACCTTTACTTGTTGCTCTCGATGTCCAACTTCCAGAAGTTGACCCAGTGTAAACTGTGCCACCTCTAGCCGCTATAATTAAATCATTAAATATAGCAGACATTTGTATTCTTTCAGTAGAAGCTGAAACTTGCGGAACTATTGTTGAATTATATAATGTAGTTCCATTTAATCTTCTATAACCACCCTCGATACTAGGTTCAAAATTTTGTAATTGTAAAGCTTCTCCGGGATGCATAGCAAAAACATCTTTGTTTAGTACTAAGCCACCAGAGCAACTTACTACCATAGGTTTTTGTAAGCCGGTGTAAGGCATTAAAATACTCCTGAACCTACTCTACCTCCATGATTAACTCTGTGGTCAGTCATGTAAGATGAATTATTAACATACTCAACACGCATTGCTTTCATTGCATCTCTAAATTCTTTATCAGCAAATTGGGCTGATTGTAAATCAGAACGTAAAATATGAGCATAATACTTTGCTCTATTTACTATAATACCTTTAAATCTATCATCTAAATCCATAGTATCATCATGTGCTGATAAATCTGTATGTATTTTCCAATATTCGTATTGTATTGTATAATTACTCGCATCTGGAACTGGTGATAAACCAAATTTTTTATCTTGTGTTGGATAAACTATACTTGGTGTTCCATAAGAATCAGAATCATTTGTTAAATCAGTTTCTAAATATTTTCTATTCCAATCATCATATGTTAAGTATTTTAATTTACGAACTGGAATATTTTCAGATATACGAACATAATCTACATCTAAATTTGTTGATGTTACAGTATTATTTAATGTTATATAAGTTGTTTGTGCTGTTGCAGTAAATGATGTATCTAAAACTGCTCCTGCTCCAAAATCTTCTACAGTTAATGTTGTACTTAAATTTGTTGTATCTTCTGCTGAAGTTCCCACTTGAACTTTTAATGCTTGTCCTGCACTATGAGAATCAAATACTCTAATTTGTAATTTATAATCTTTATTTACTACAGTAGATATAGCTTGGTAGATAGCATAATCATTTAATCTAGCTCTACCATTACCACCACTATTATAAGCAGCACTACCTGAACCTGCTATAGTAGTCCAACTATTTATATTACTAGTAAACTCTCCATTAGTAACTAATTCTTTAGGAACTAATCTAAATGTTTGCCAGTCCATTTTTCTGTACGCTTTATCTGTGCTTTGGGGAGACGCAGATGAAGGTAGGCTATAAGTTCTTTGTCCTGCGTTTGTATCTTGAGTAGTTGATAAATATAAATCTGGTATTTCTGAGATACTATTATATATCTCATGCATAGCTTTTAAAATAAATTTTTTAACAGATGTTTGAATACCTCTGCTACTTGAAAAAGTAGTAGATGTTAACTCTGATTCGTTTATTTCATTTAATACGTTATTTACTAAAGTTAAATAAGTTGTTGCCATGTCTCCCTTTATATATTATACACTAAATTGTTGTTTTGTCAAGATTTTTTATGAGTTTGGCAGAATTTAGATGCCGCACCAATGCTTCCAAAACCCCAAGCTTTAAGTGCTAATGCTTTTCTTGTAGGTCTTCCTTTTGAATCTTTCATTGGCCCTTTCATTCCTGCAAATCTACAGGCAAATGAAACACGCCTTGGGCTAGTTCCAGATTTTAATGGAGATTTTAAATTACCCCCATCTTTTCTTTCAAAATGTTTACGGCCTGCTTCGTTTAATCCACCTTTAGGATTTTGATATTTTTTTGCTACCATTATGCCCTTGCTACTTTCTTAGCTTTTTTTGATAAGTCTTTAAAATGAACTAATACTTTACTATTTTTTGTATGATTTTTACCTGTATGTAAAGTTCCATTTTTCATTTTATGCATACCACCTTTCCACTCCTTACCATCTTTTGTATAATGTGGTACACCTTTCATTACTTACCTTTTTTTCTATTCATATGCATTTTACCGCCATACATTTTTTTAGTAGTTTTTTTCATTTTACCACCGTACATTTTACCTTTATTTCCTAACTTTTTAAAATCAGCAGCAGTTAGTTTACCTTTAGGTTTTGCTACATCTAACTTAGCTTGTCCACCCATTAGCATTTTTTTCTTTTTAGGAAATCCTGCTTTCATGTTAGCATAAGCTTCTGGTGATATTGTAGATTTAGATTTAGTTCTACTAGTACCTGATTTTTTTCGTTTATTTATATTTGCATATAGTCCCGGCTTTGCCATTTTTCCTCCTGTATTATATTTTTTAGACCACTCCCTAGCTACTTTAGGTTTTTTAGAAAAAAGATATTTTCGTTGTTTTTCTGATTTGAAAGGCACTAAGCCCCACAAGAATCACACCCATCTTCACAGATGCATTTATCTTTGTCACATCCACATATAGGACAACATTCTGTCATTAATAAAAATCCTTTGCACTTTGTTTTTTTACTTTACCTGAAACTTTTTTAGGTTGTTCTTTTTCTTTTTCTACTTTAGGTTTAGTAAATATTTTCCAAAATGCTGCAGATAATCCATAAGGGTCATTATGGGGATACCCAATACAATTTAATTCTTTAGTCTCTTTCATTATTCTTTTCCTTTACTACTATTTAATAAATTTAATATTTTATCTAATTTAGTTTCTAATGTATTAACTTTATTTTCTAATTCTTTTGTATCTGTATCATCATATAATGGGGTAATTTTTTCTCCTGTAGCTATTACTTTTCCATTTGAGGTTACCTGTTTTTTTGTCATATCCCATTTAGTCATTTAGCCTCCTTTAAAAATATTCTCCCATTAAGCATAAGGGGGCTAAAAAGCCCCCCTAGTATTATAAGTTACGATGAGTTAGAAGCAGTTTCATCTGAACCGCTAACATCACAAAGTACTGCCCACACTCTTACTTTACCCGCAGTGTCTTGTGCACCGCCAGTTAAAATATCAATAGTGTCTGCTGTTTTAACAACTAACATTGCCGCCGCATCGACAGCGTCCATTGGAGCTAGACCAGTTCCTGTAGCATCATAACCATCTACCCAACAATCCGGGTCGTGGTGTCCTGCTGTAGAACCTGTAATACCTAAGTCCATTGTTACAGAAGAAGAAGATGCAGTTAGCACTTCTAATCCTGCCGCTATAACTAATGTCTCTGCCGGTACATTTAACGATTGTATAATGTCACCAGACGCAGGGTCAAACAATGAGTTATCAATTGTGTTTTCAACGTAATAAGGTTTTCTTCTGGTAGAAGGATGTCCTGCTGTTCCACCAGTAGTTTTATCAACTGTTGCCATTCATTCCTCCTATTATGTTAAGACAACTGCAGTTCTAGTAATAGCTTCGGCTCTAAGAACTTTGCTACCATAAACGTGCAATCCTCTAACAACGTCAGAAAAAGAATCTGGGTCTCTTACTACTTCAGTTTTCGCAATATGCGAAGCTGTTGCAGCAGCAGACATATGTCCACCCATGCAAAAATATGCATTAGATGTACCAGATATTGTAATAATATCTGTTCCAGACCTATTTAACGCTGTTGATTTGTACAATTTCATACCTGCAATTGTAACTTCTGATACCAATCCATTACGAAGCGGGGATTCGCCACTGCTACCCATTACGGACATGTCCATAACTTTTGAGCCGGCTGCACCTAATTGCTCGTAAAAAATTGGAGGTGCTACAAACCATCTATTTTCTTCCGGTACTTCGTTGTCATCAAGAAGTCTAGCAGATTCCGCTATAACACTGTGAGCTAAGTCACCTGTATTAGCAGTTACTGCTGTACCTGCATTGATTCCAGAAGTAGTAGAAATAGCTTCAAGAACATCTCTATCATACTTTCTTTTAAGAGCATAAGCTCCAGAAGAAGTAGCTAGAGATTCCCAGTTTACATGAGATTGTCTTTCTTCAATATCGTCTACTTTGAAAGCAAAATAATTTGCAGTGTCAACTACAAGAGTAGTTTGGTCATCTGCAAGATTTTGTAGATTAGTTTGAGAACCTTTCGTATAAGAACTAACTGAAATTGTTGGTTCTTTTATAATTCTAACGGTATCGCCGTAATTCTCAATTTCTCCCGCATAATCAGTGTTAGTGATACCCTCAACAACAGAGCTTCTACGGAAATATTTGAGAACTTTCTGCGAGTAAATGCTCTC